CTCAGACACGTTTCGAAAATTTTCGGAATCCTCTGTTTAAAGCCGTGGCTCTAAAGGTTGGATCCTACTTATCTATTGTTATAAGTTGCATGATCCGTAAAGGCTAAGGAGAAAAATAAATATAACTCCAAAACCCCCATCAAAAGATGGAGATCAAGCAATCAGGCTTAGTAATTTTAAAATTATATACCAAATAATAAATCCGACAAGGATCTTATTATACCGCTGTATTGAGAGAAAACTAACCATATATATTTTACGTATAGGTTAGATGAGCAAAATACCCGACCCGAAGGTTTGTCACGTTATATAATAAGATGTTCTTAAAAGACCATCTTTATTGTTAAGGTGAAGCACCGCTGTAGATTAATTAATTAATTCTACCCTGCCCGAAGGCTTATCGCGTTATACTTGCCTAATCTCCAATAAAGACTACCATCCTCCTCTCTTAAATTCAGAATCCCAACTTAATAATTTAAGTTAAGTGAATTGTGGAAAGGGTTTATCAGACCCGAGGAATCCGTCTTTTGCACCATGGAAATAGTTTTAATCATTAAACTGCTTATCAATAGGAGGCGTGACCACCATGCATCATTACCTGATTAAAACCCAAGACTCTTTAGTCCCAATGTGTTATCCAGTAAACCATATCTTTAACTTTCATTATTCGACATTACCTACTTAAATAATTATCTTTAAGGAGGAAGAGGTTGAAAAACTCAAATTAAAGAACCAGGTCTTCTGCCGTTATATTAAATAACCCCAGTCGTGAACTGGACGCATCAAAGATTACTGATTTTTAGGGTCCTAGATCCTACGCACCGCTGTACTGAGAAATAACATCTAATTATATTTTAGGTAATTAGAGGAACAAACACAGTACCCAACCCGAGGGTCTATCACGTTATACGTAAGATTTTATACCACACATTAGAAATAATGTCTACTATTATTATTTTAGAGACACCATTGACTTGGTTGATCGAGCAAATTTTGAATATTTAACTCAACTTTTGACCATTCGACTCAAGGTAATTTTGGCCATCTGATCTTGACGATGGAAGATATCCCTTTGGATCATAAGAGAGCCAATTTCTGACTCTAACTCATTGAGTTCCACTCATAATAATGATAAATCGAGTGGCTTATCTGCCTCAATAAGGCCTCTATCTGAGGCTTCTTGAGGATCTTCAATTATCAATCTCATATCCCGAATCTTAATAATAGTATCTAAGAACGGTTCTCGATAGACCAATTCCTTGATCATATCGAAAACATGTTGTAATTTATCAGGTCCCGGATTATGAACGTATTTCCCACCAACTTTTTGGTTGGAAAAACGAATCAAATCTCGTTCCCAAATTAAGTTACTCTCCCTGAAATGGGGAAACTTAGATAATCTATCACCAGAGTGGGGAATGATACCATATCACTCCCTATCTCGCTTTACAGTCACAAATGACCATAAAGGTCTCGCCTTTTCTTCTAACATAATAAGACGAGAAAGTAGAGCATCACGCTCATCTTTTAATAGAGCACGAAGGGCTAAAAGTTCTTTACCCTCTGTTCAAGTATACTTA